CTATGCTTCAACTTAATGGTAAGACCTTGCAATATGACAAGGCATTTGTTCATGACGGGATGCAATATCCCGCTAATTGGCTGCGCTTGACTTCTTTGAAGGAAAAGCAAGCCATCGGTATCGTTGAAGTCGCAGACCCCGTAGTTGGGGTCTATGACCAACGGTTCTACTGGGGTGTCGATAACCCCAAACAGCTTAATGACGAACCTGTTTTAGATATTGACGGTAAAGAGACTGGCGAAACATCAACTGGTCTCAAAACCTTGTGGAAAGCAAAGCAGAGTGAAATTGCCTCATCTTTGCTTACACCGTCTGATTGGCGTGTTGTAAAGGCTGCTGAGGTCACTGACTACGCAGTCTCTTCTCAATGGCTCACCTACCGAGCTGCTGTTCGTACTTCGTGTAACGCTCGTCAAGCTGAAATCGACGCTTGTAAAGATGTACCAGCGCTAAAAGAGCTGCTGTTTGGTTCTCTTACCGTTACCCAACAGAAGAAAGATTCTGAAGGTAAAGGTATTGTCGAACCTGACACAATCACAGTTAACGGTAAAGAAGAAGCTAATCCAAAAGCTGGTGAACCCGTCATGGAAACTGTTGCAAACCCCGCCATCGCTACGGCATGGCCTACCCCTATTGAATAATGATCACCCTTATCCGTCCAATTCTTTTTTCGTTTATCAACTCTGAAAAAGTCAAGCGTCTGATCGTTGACCTGTTGACCAAACTGGCTGAACAAACAGACAACACTGTGGATGATGAAGCAGTGAAATTCATCGAACGCGGACTGTTCGGTGCCGTCGTGGAGTGATCCTCCTTCATTCCCTTCTCTAACGCTTCCAGAAGCGCCTGTGATGCCTGCGCCGGTCCTAGAAGTACCAAGGGCAAAGATACCTTCTTACAAGCCCCTTGTAGTCCCTCCTAGCGACCTGCGCCCGCCACCGGGGGTGAGAGGAGAAAATGAGGATAAGTCACCAGACAAATCAACCCCCAAAGCGAAAGAAGTTCAAATGGTTGACGTGCCATTTACGGACATAACAGTCCCAATGCCGTCAACTGAAATCATGACTGCTGCAGGAACAACTGCTGTTATTTCTGTTGCAGCTACACTTACTGCTACCTCTGTTTTTAAGTGGCTAGTGACAATAATGAAGCCCGTACTTAAACAAGCATGGAGCAAATTAACGAAGAAGAAAAACAAACAAAACCCTTCTTAAAAAAGGTAAAAGAACACGCGGAAAAGGATTTAGAAATCCTTGGTACTTTTGTTCGACTAGGTGTCGTCGTGTGGAGTGGTTTTATTATCACTCTCAATTACGTTGACATCCCTATGATCAAAAAGGGTCAAAGTGGTGGCGACATAACTTTTGTTGCCTCTGTATTTACAGGCGCGTTAGCAACTTTTGGACTAAATACTTCCAATAACAAAAACGGAAACGGCAAACCTGTCAACTGTCCTATGCAAAAGAAAAAAGAGGATGCTTAAACTACTTTTCCTACTACTTATTGCAGCTCCGGCTGCAGCCCAGCAAGTAACCCCTAACTTTACTCAGGGGTCCATGCAATCAACCACTACTACCACCATTGACATCGAGCGAACTATCGAAACCGAGATCATGGGTGGTGATTACAAATCATGGTCTGGAACAAACGTCACCCCAAGCGGGGATATTTTGAGCGACTCCACAACCTATTCCGTAACCAACGCAGGCGAACAGTTCCAACTGGAGACTGTCGTTCGGAATGCGGGAGTAGTGGAGTCCATCAGCATCGACGAGGTAATCGAATCAACCTCAGTCACTACCTCGCTCTCTGTCTTCTCTCAGTAAATCCAGCATTTGCTGCACCTGAAGACCCAACAGTTCAAAACAGCTCTAACCCCGTAGCAGCAGCAACGGGCAATGTGACCAATCAGGCGGTGCAATTCCAAAACAATGGAGCACCGTCTCGTCAATACTTTGCCAATAACGTTAGTTGTAACGGGGCTACGATGCAGCTCAGCCCGTTTTATATGGGCAACGACACTATCCCTAAAGAATCTTCGGGATATGTCCGCAACAATAACTTTGGTATGCAGCTCAACTTTAGTGTTCCGCTTGACGGAAGCATGGTTGAGCTTTGCAAAAGCATTGCTAAAAAACACGAACAGAAACTACGTCTTGATTACGAACTTGTTCGTGCTCTTAAGTGTACTGAAATCATGAAAGCTGGGTTTATGTTTAGACCTGGTAGTCGTGTTGAAGTTCTTTGTCATGACGTAATACCAATTGTGGCTAATGACAAAAAAGAAAGCGACGGAGGATCAGTTCAATGAACTGCATAACCTCGTCACTAAAGAGTTTCTAGCTCGAATTAAATCGGGTGAAGCGACAACACAGGATCTTAAAGCAGCGTGCGACTGGCTAAAAACTAACGACATCAGTGGCGTTGCTTATGACGGCAACCCCTTGTCAAAGCTTGCCAATGTCATGCCTGAAATAGATCCAGAAATGGTACAGCGGAGGCTTTATGGAAAAGCGCTTTAGCGGACCTAAATACAAAAATGGGAACCACAAGTCCCAACAAAAGGCATACAACAAAACACCAAAGGGTAAATCTCTGCGTGTAAACGCAAATCGACTACGCCGTCAACTGAAGATCCGCAAAGGCGATCCACGTGATGCTGCTCATTACAAAGGCAGCACTACTAAAGGACGACCTCAAGCGAGATCGAAAAACAGAGCTAGCCGTACTAAATGACCCCTTTACTTCCAACTCCTGATCACTACCTATACAACCTAATAACCATGACGTCTCCTGAAGCTAAGCGCCTTTGGAGGCGCAGCATCAAAGAACACTTCGGATGCACATGTGTTTATTGCGGAATTACTTATGAATTACATGAACTCACACTTGATCACGTACATCCTCGTTCTCTTGGGGGTGAAGACATTTCATCAAATGTCGTACCAGCGTGTACCTGTTGTAATCAGGACAAAGGAAGTAACCATTGGCGCTCTTGGATGAGAGCCCGTTTTGGAATGAACCTACTTAGGGAAGGATTGATCCTTTCCCACATCTCATAAACCACATTTAATAAATACCGCGCTCCGAAAGGGGCGCTTTTTTTATGTCTATACGTCCCACTGAATTAAGCTGGGCTAACTATAAAAAAGCAGCTAAAAATTTAAAGCTTGTAAAACCAGGCATTACGCCCCAACAAATCATTGGTCGTATAGGTTATCCCCTTAAAAACGGTCAACGTATTTTTATTACCTCTGATGGTAAAGGTGGTGTTAAACAAAGGCAACGTACAGCGCACGATGCACGTAATGCATTACGCCAAAAACGTCGTCGTATTCAAACAGGTCAACTCACCCCTGAGCAGTCTGTTGAATCACGTCAAAAAAAAGACAACATTAGAGCACAAGGTCTAGAGGCAGATCATTTTAATGAAATTGCTTTTATAGGCGAGCAATTAGAACGTTTAGAACGCTCTGGCGGCGATGTTCAAGCTGCCTTGCAGAGGCTTCGTGATGCTGGTTATGCCTTAGGTGATAATCCTGACAACTTGCAAGGTCTTTCTCCAGAGGATAATAAAGCAAAGTACCAAGATTCGAAAGATCTACAAAATTATCTTGGTAGCCGCGAAGCCTTAGGCCAATCTCCCTCTGCTCGTAATACCAACCTTATCGTTACCGGAGAAGACTTGTCTCAACGTACGACAAGTTTTCCTCAACAAAATCAAGGCTCACTAACCACTACAAGTGGTCAAGTCAGGTATACACCTGACGTACTTCCAGGCTTTGACACTTCTGAACAACCTGGACCGTCTGTTACCGCTGCCCCTGGTACGTATTCATCGCCTCAAGTGATGGAGACAAATAGCAACAATTACGGGAATGATTTAATTCAAAATTTAATCGACTCGACTCAAGATATAGATCAATCATTTAAAGATCAGAGTGACATTGTCCCTGTAATTAAAGCTGGTCAAGTTATCTTGCAAGGTATTGGATCATTAGCTGTTGGTGTTCGTCTATGACAGACGTTCTTGCCGCCCTACAGGACGATTTTAAGCTGTTTCTACAAGCTATGTGGTCACAGCTTGATCTGCCCCAACCTACAAAAGCACAATACGCAATTGCTGATTACTTACAGCACGGTCCAAAACGACTACAGATTCAAGCTTTCCGTGGGGTCGGTAAGTCTTGGATTACTGGTGCGTTCGTGTTGTGGGTCCTTTTTAACAACCCCGAAAAGAAGATCATGATTATCTCCGCTTCAAAAGAGCGTGCAGACAACATGTCTATCTTCCTACAAAAACTAATCATTGAAACGCCATGGCTTTCTCATTTACGCCCGAAGTCCGACGATGCAAGGTGGTCGAGGATAAGCTTCGATGTGAATTGCTCACCAGCCCAAGCACCAAGCGTAAAAAGCGTGGGCATCACTGGTCAGCTCACCGGAAGCCGCGCAGATTTAATGATTCTCGACGACATTGAAGTTCCTGGTAACTCAATGACAGAAATGATGCGGTCTAAGCTTTTACAACTTTGTACTGAAGCTGAGTCAATTCTTACACCAAAAGATGACTCCCGCATCATGTACCTCGGTACACCTCAAACCACTTTTACTGTCTATAAAAAACTTGCAGAGCGTAATTATCGTCCTCTTGTGTGGCCTGCACGGGTTCCACGCAAGATGTCTAACTACGAAGGTGTAATAGCCCCTCAACTGCAAGCTGACATCGATAACGGTGCAAAACCTTGGGATGTAACCGACCCTGATCGATTCCAAGATGATGACCTACTTGAACGTGAAGCGTCCATGGGACGTAGTAACTTCATGCTTCAGTTCATGCTCGATACGAGCCTGTCTGACGCAGAAAAGTTCCCTCTTAAAAACAGTGACCTCATCGTCACTTCTGTTAACCCTACTGATGCTCCAGACAACATTATCTGGTGCTCAGACCCACAAAACTGTATTAAAGAACTCCCCACTGTCGGATTACCTGGAGATTATTTCTACAGTCCAATGCAACTCCAGGGGGAATGGGGTCCTTACTCTGACTCAATCTGCAGCGTTGACCCGTCGGGTCGTGGATCAGATGAGACAGTCGCAGCTTATATCAGCCAACGAAATGGTGTCATGTACTTGCACGAGATGCGTGCTTACTCGGACGGATACAGCGACAACACGTTACTGGACATTCTAAGAGGATGTAAAAAGTACGGAACTAAGACACTACTTATTGAATCTAACTTCGGAGACGGTATTGTTGCTGAACTTTTCCGTAAGCATCTACAACAAACAAAACAAGCCATCCACATTGAAGAGACACGTGCCAACGTACGTAAAGAAGACAGGATTATTGACACCCTTGAACCTGTCCTTAATCAACACCGGCTTGTCGTAGATAAAAAAGTAATTGAATGGGACTACGCTTCTAATCCTGACACAGCTCCTGAGAAAAGACTTGAATACATGCTCTTCTACCAGTTGAGTCGTATGTGTCGTGAAAAAGGTGCAGTTCGACATGATGACCGTATTGACGCCTTAGCACAAGGCATCAAGTACTACACCGACATCCTTTCTATTAGTGCTCAACAACAGATCATTAACCGTAAGCGAGATGAATGGAATGACATCATAGAGAACTGGGAAGATGACCTGGATTGCTTTGCTGGACACCTCGTATTCAACATGAATATGGAACAAAGAAAGCAAGCAAGAGGAGATGACAGAAACTCAGTCTCTACCTGGGTTTAGGTGCAATCCCCGCCTTATACAGGGAGAAGGGTGGACTCCCTGTGACTCGGGGATCTTCGGATCCCCTTATCTAATGAAACTAGACAACTGATTATGTTTTTATTGCAATCACAATTCAGTTAATCCAGTGACTCGTTTACTACTGTATGTCCTCCGTTAAACTCATTCATTCAACACCAGATGGTGATGACCTCGTAGCTTACATGGCTAGGGTGTCTAATCCTGACAATCAGAACAACACTGAGACCAGTGCAAGGCTGATTAAATACCTCATTAAACACAAGCATTGGTCACCCTTTGAGATGGTGAACATGTGCGTAGAAATCAACACCACTAGAAGTATTGCTGCTCAAATTCTTAGGCACCGTAGCTTTAGCTTTCAAGAGTTTTCACAGCGTTATGCTGAGGTGACTGCTAAACCTGATGCACTTGTCGTTCGCCGTCAAGATCAAAAGAATAGACAGTCAAGTATTGATGATGTCGATCCTTATACCTCTCAAGACTTTCAAATCAAAGCACAGCAGGTATATGACCTTTCATACGGTCTATACAACGAAATGCTTGCAGCAGGTATTGCAAAAGAATGTGCACGGGAGGTTTTGCCTCTTTCAGCACCAACAAAGTTGTACATGAATGGAACCCTTAGGTCCTGGATTCATTACACAGATCTTCGTTGTAGTAATGGCACTCAGCTTGAACATAAGGTCATTGCTGATAAATGTCGTAAGCATATTGAGTCATGTTTTCCTTTGGTATCCAAAGCTTTATCGTCTATGTAACCGGGTTTGTGGCGGTTTGTACTGCTAATACGGCTAGTTTCAAGGCTTGTCTAGATGTAGGCAGCTATATGCCGGGTTATTTCAATGATTTAGTCGAATATGTCCGATTTAAGCCGTATGAACGGGAGAAAACCTACCTCCGTGGATTTTGACATAATTTTCTGAAGCCTATTAACGTATGAGCCGGGCCGCAAATCCCCCCATGGGGGTGCCTCAAGGCCACGTTAGATTGTAGATCTAACGATTATCACTGGGTTTTAGGGGAAACGCAGGCGCAGGCAGGCGCGAAAAGAGGTAACACCCGCGCGTGTAGATCTTACGCGATCTGTCGCGACTCCTAAGCTACGCTTATCATTGACATAAGCAAGGTTAATCAATGCTGTGATCCATTGCTACCACTGCATTGTGCTGTGATGCTGTGCCACTTCCTTCGACTGTCCACCGTGATTGAGCTATCCACTGCGGTATGGTGACTATCAGAAGAGTTCTTTGAAGATTGAGTATCTCGACTCTCCCTGTAAAGGGGGAGGAGAGTCTCGATCCTTCAATCAGAACTCTCTGGAACCTTGACAACTGCATAACTCGTTACGACCTCGGCAGCTGCGGCTAACCGTTAGCCATGAGGTAGAGCCTGGAGGTGCTTGACCAGTTGGCCGGCCAGGATGTATACACTCCCGTATGACGGGACACAGCGGAGCCACACGCTTTGTTTGCTCATGGCAGGCTGACATGCACCGGCGTGCACCCCGTTCGAGTCGGGGACCAGTCATTGCGACATCATGGTCGCACCTATTCACTTGCTATCACTACATGTTCATCAACATTCCTTGCCGTACATCTGACTGCGTTGAGCGCATGGTCGTCGACCCTCTGCGTGCTGTTGTTCAGGTTGCATACCGCAAGGGCAACATCTACGAATACACTTGTGTATCTCGTCGTGCCATCCTCAACCTTCTCATGAACCCAAACATGAGCCTGGGTTTCTGGGTTAACGACAACCTGCTGCCGTTCAACTGCAAGACACGCACCATCGGTGATGTCACATGCTTGAACGCTTTGTATGCCAGCGA